GTTCAACCTTAACAGGGAGACCGGCATCCCTCTTTGTGCTACTTTCAACAATATAGAAGTACCACCCACCCAAGAAAATCTCAATATTTGGCTAGAAAATTTCCAGCCGTTATATGATGCAGGAATTCGATCTGTAATACTTCCCCATACACATTGGATGAGTACCGGACAGATACAAGCACGTTACCCTGACCTTTACGTTAAGAATACCATTCTACGTAATGTACGTACTCCTGCTGAATTTGTTGCTCATGCGAAAGCCGGTTTTGACTATGTTTGTATTGATCGTGACTTAATGCGTGACCGTGACGCACTTGCAAGATTAAAAACAGCTAAACTTTGGGTCAAAGAAAATCTAGGTAAAGATGTTACTATTAGTCTCTTAGCAAATGAAGGTTGTTTAGGCTCTTGCCCTATGATGGATGAGCATTATCAATTTAACAATACTAGAGACTCGAGTCGCCCACAATATTTTAATGACAGTATCAGCCGAGTAAGCTGTCCTAAATGGGATCATGAAGATCCTAGCGTTCCATTAAAAACTGCAAACTTACCTCCTTGGAGAGAAGATTGGGTAGAACTGCTTGACTATGTCGATGTGTTTAAAATGCACGGACGAGAAAGCATCGAACGTTTCCACGAAACACTTGATATTGTTGCAGGATTTATCGAAGGCGATGAAATTTTATTTGACGGCTTTGAACAATACATCGAAGAAGGCAATCTAACAGAAAAGCCAATCAATATTTGGCGAGAAAAAATTAAAAATTGCAAATTTGATTGCTGGGAATGCCAATACTGCGATAAAGTTGTAAGCAAAAAACAAAGCGAACCAGTTAGTCCAAGAATACAGCAGGCCATTGACGCAGTATTGAATAGTGCCATTGATATGATAAACATCGATGTTCCCGGATTAACAAGTTGGAAGATGGAAAGCCTTATCAATAAGTTAGCTAAGAATTCTACACGCTATTTGGAAGTTGGTAGTGCGCTAGGTGCAACAGCATGTGCCGCATTAAAAGACAATAGTCTAGAAGTAATTTGTATTGATACATGGCAAGACACTTATCAACCAGCAAATGATATCTTTGAAATGCCACCTAATAATAAAGAAGATTTTATTACCAATGTAAAACGATTCAAAGGCGATAACAAAGTCATAGTCTATGAATCAGATTTGTTTGCTGTTAACTTAGATGAAATTGAGCCCGTGGACTTTTTCTTCTATGACGGGCCACACGATCCTAACACTACAGCAAAAGCTATCAAATACTTTTCTAAAATATTAGCCAATGAAGCATTTATTCTAGTGGACGATGCTAACTGGGAAGGTGTTGTCGACGGAACTGACGCCGGTGTCAAAGCCGCAGGGTTAGATGTTGTTTACTCTAAGGTAATTCTAAACAATCAGGAAGATTTAACTGCTTGGTGGAATGGATTCTACTTGTTAGTAGTCCGAAAATCAAGTTAAGATATCGATTACGGTATCTATTTTAGCTTTAATAATCTTATTATTAAGTGTAACACGCACACCATTGTGTAATGGCTTTGGTGTGTGCTCTATATTACACCATGCATACCCTACATGTTCTTCATTTAGTTTTGGTATGAATTCTTCTTTGGTTAACAGCAAATACGTGTGGTAATAAAACCCTTCATCTTTGCTGGTAAACAATTCAAGTGGAACATACTTGTCAATTGCTGGCAAGAATCCAACTTCTTCAGTGATTTCTCTGTTTAGTGTAGCAATAGGAGTACCATCTAGCGGCTCATTTTTTCCCCCAACAATTCCCCATGTACCAGCAGTTTTACCTTGATTGCGTAAAAGAAATAAAAATCTTTTAGTATCTGTTGCTAAAAATATTCCACCGCTACAAATTATATTGCTCATAAAAATAATCGCCAATTACCAGATCGGTATTCACCTTCATAACTCTTGCCCCACATAGAGCCGTCCCAGACATATTGTATGCCTGTTCTAGTATTAGTTATATAAGTGAGATCAGTAACTGTGCGTGAATCGAAAACAACTGACCAGTGTGTGCCGTTCCACGTTACAATATCGTTTGCATGCGCTACAAGATAAGTTGCATCCGAATTACGCCATGCCTTGGCCGCAGTATCGCCAGCAATCGCATAGACTAATTTTGGATCTGTATTAACATCCTCTAATATAAGATATCTTATACCTGCAACAGGGCTAACAGGATCAAATGTTGTTGGGTCAACAATAGCATCAACGTATGTCTTACCACTACCTGGGGGAACTTGTGTATTTGCTGGTATTGTATCCGAATCTATATCAAGGTGCATAATAGATTCGTCGTTAGGATCTAGGCTAATACGTGCAACAATCTCTGATCCAGACGGCTTCTTGATTCTAATTTGACTCAATCCTGCTGTAAATTTTCCAGGATATAAATCTAATATTCTTAGCCAACTGATGTTCACCCCATATTTAAACGGAACTTCATCATCAGTAACACCTTCAGCAGGCGATAATAATTTTGCGGTCCCGTTTAATATTAATATTCCCAGATTTCCTAGAGTTGTACCTTCTACTGATACTGCCTGGCGGCCAGCAAAGTAGTCAACTTCTCCACCATTGTGATATCCGCCCTCGTTCAGTGTACCTGCCGGTTCGACAAATATTGAAGTAATAATATTTGTAATAATTCCCATCTGTTTGACTTTTGCAGGAGTAGTTAACCATATGGGTGTTTCAAATTGCATTGTACAAATATCAATATCTTGCTCTGTGCCTTGTGGAATTTGTCTACTACTAAAAGTCATCTCAGTAAGTTCTAATGTGCTTAGGCTCGTCCAGTCTAGGTAATTATCAGTTGTTTGTAATTCTAAACTAGGTCGAAACAGCACTAATAACTGTTCAATTAACTGTAGTTTTTGATCTGTGTTTGTTGTCCATATGTCTGCTTGAAAGGTCAAATCATACGGAACAGGCATTAATCGTTCAACTGTGTAATTTTCGCCCTGTACATTAATATACTCATCTTGCCCTGTAGCAGGATTATACCAAGAGTCGCGTTCTTTAATATGTACCTTGCTGATGTGTGTAGGTTCTTGTATTCTAGCTCTAGCTACTTTAAGATCCCTAATGTAACAGGCAATAAAAGGAGCACTAGGGATAGTGTTTTCACTGTTCTTCTTTTGTATTTGTGCTACTTGTCGATTCATGTCACCGTAACGAACAGGAACCTGTACAATTTTTCCTTTAGCATCCTTATAACTAAAGTTGCTCATTAGACGCATAAACTGTGTTAGATAACGTCTTATCTGTCCATCGTAAAAGAACTCCATCTTAATTGTCCGCCTTTGGTCTTAATGCCTTACTCAATGCTTGACGTTGCTGTACAATCTTGGTTCCGATTGTAGCAGTGGTTGTGTTATTGATAAAGCTGGTAACTTCTGTTTGTCGTGTTTGACTGTTCGGTGTTTGTTGATTGCCATTTTTTGGAGTATTGGTTACATCCATTCTAACATTATCTTCAAATTTAATCCAATGTGAACCATTAAACCTAAACAGTCGATTTGGAAAATAGTCTGTACGTAGGTGCATTTGCCCCAGTATAGGTCTTACAGGCCACTCTATTCCAAATGTGTAGGGCGCCCCGTTTGCAGGTTTTCCGTCTTCGGTAATGTATCCCACGTAATAGTTGTGATCAGGGGTTCGCAACACCATAGATGCATCAATTGCCCCTTGGGCAGTAGTATCTATATTTGTATCACTAACATCTTCAACGTCAGCAAGCCCTTGGTCAGTAGTGGGAACTACATAAAACGGAGTTGTGTCATAGCCGCTACGTGGTAAGTCTGCCTCTGCTTGAGCCAATACAGCATTGTTTGTTGCGATAGAACTATTGTAAGTAGATAACAAGTCACGTAATGTTTGATTTGTATCATTGCCCTGTGTATCAACTTGTTTCTGATCGAGTATTTCGCTAAACTCTTGGCTATCTACTATTGGGACACACTTTAATTTTAGTAAATGCGGATACCAGGTAGCACTAAACCCATCAGCAGGGCGAGTAACATCCTGCACAACATAGAATCTTTTTAACGCAACCATTGCGTCATCTAATGCATATTCGTCTTTTAAGTGCGGCAACTCAACAACATCACCGGACATAATTTTTCGTCCAACAGCTTCTACACTTGAACGTAGATGTACATGAAGCATGATCGCATCATTCTGTAAGAAAATGCCAAACTGACTTAGGTTAAAGTCTAAATCTTGTATGGTGTATATTGATCGCATAACATAAACGTCGGGCGAATAGTGTCGATCTCTATTTTCCATTAACAATAAATCTTGTATTCCTAGCTCGCCTATTGGGTTAGTATTAACAGGAACAGACGGACTCGATTCTCCGTCTAGCGGGTTTACAGGACCTAGGTATTTGTGTATATAGATATCGGTTCCGCCGACCTGAAATTGTTCATTAATCAATCGGTCTAGGAACTTGAAATCGTTGCCTTTTTCGGGGCGGTATAAAGAGAGTCTTGGCATAGTAGTGTATTTAACTAAATATAAGCATGAGTGATACAAGTAACGCCCGTCAAGAAATCATAGATTACGTCAAAAACATGCTAGGCGATGGCATGGTCGACGTTGAGCTTGAGCCTAAAAATTATAACACAGCCATAGATCGCGCTCTAGCTGTATATCGTCAACGTAGTGCAAATAGTGTCGAAGAAAGCTATGCTTTTTTAACATTAGATCAAGACGTTAACGAATACCAGTTAGCACCCGAAATTATGAGTGTTCGCGAAGTATTTCGTAGAAGTATTGGTTCGCGCACCGGCGGCGGTGATACCGGCACTTTATTTGAACCATTTAACTTGGCCTATACCAACACATATTTGTTAAGTAGCAGTAACATGGGCGGATTGGCCACGTACTTTGCGTTCGCAAGTTATCAGAACTTAGTAGGGAAAATGTTTGGTAGTTTTATCAACTTCCGATTCAATCCCTCTAATAAGAAATTAACATTAATGCAACGCCCCAGAGGACAAGAAACTTTATTGCTATGGGTGAATAATCATCGTCCGGACTTTGATCTTGTAAGGGATCCTTACGCAGGCATCTGGATTAAAGATTATACATTGGCTAATTGTAAAATTATCCTAGGCGAAGCTCGCAGTAAGTTTAATCAAATTGCAGGACCTCAAGGCGGCACTACATTAAATGGCGATGCCCTAAAAGCAGAAGGCCAACAGGAAATTGAAAAATTAGAAACTGCCATCAGAAATAGTGAAACAGGCGAAACCCCAATGTGGTTCGTAAGAGGTTAATATGAAAATACGTGAATTGATGGAAGCTAATACCGGCGGCGCAATGCCAAAAGATCTTGAAGATAAAAGCCAAGGTTCTATACTAATGCGAGATCAAGGCGGATATGATCGTACGTACCATTTAAATCGTATCATGATGGCCACTGCAATAGCCGACGGCTCCAACAAAAAACCTGTAGATATGGACAGTTCTAGCTTTACAGAAAAGTATAACGTGGCATTTCCCTATACAGATCTAGAGCATCTAATGATGATGCAGGCTATGGCTACAATACCTACTGATGGCAAGGAACTTGCCAAGCGAAGCAAGAGTGTAGAACCGTCCGACACTAATATTCAAAGTCCAATATCAAACTGGAACGCAAAAAAGACAACCAAAAGATCCAAAAAGGATTGACCTTTACATCATATTGTAATAAAATATAGTATCGACTAAGGGGATACTATGATTATTGGTGTATGTGGATTTATTGGGTCTGGCAAAGATACTATTGCAGACTACTTAACTAACTTTCATGGCTTTCGCCGAGAATCATTTGCAAACTCCCTCAAAGATGCAGTAGCCCAGGTATTTGGTTGGGATCGTACAATGTTAGAAGGCCGCACTACACAGGCCCGTATATGGCGAGAACAAGTAGATCCGTGGTGGGCAGAACGCCTAAATATGCCTAACCTAACACCACGGTGGGTCTTACAATACTGGGGCACAGAAGTATGTCGCAAGGCATTTCACGACGATATCTGGATTGCCAGTTTGGAAAACAAATTACGCAATTCAACTGACGATATTGTAATTTCAGACTGTCGTTTTCCTAATGAAATTAAATCAATCAAAGATGCCGGCGGTATTGTAATCCGTGTTGTACGAGGTCCTGAACCTATTTGGTACGAAGACGCAGTCCACGCAAATAAAGGGCCAAACGGAAATACTCGGTGGGCATTGAGTAAAAGTAATCTAGAAAAAACAAAAATCCATGCCAGCGAAACTGCTTGGGTAGGAACAGAATTTGATGCGGTATTGAATAATAATACCACCATTGACGATTTATTTGAACAGGTTAAAAATCTGGTCGAAGATCCCCTCGTTTCCAAGGTAGCTTGAGTTGATGCAATAATCTCTGACAGTTTGCACAAACTGTTTTAAGATTGGCATGTCGACAATTTTCTAAATTGCCGTCTACAAAAAATACATCGAATTGATCGGGATATTTGCTGGTAAAATTGCATCTATCACATGCATCTCTTTTCTTATATCCTGCTAACTGCCATTTAGATATACCCGTCTCTCGCCCTCTTGCACAGTGGTCGCACATCTTCCTATAGAAAGTTCTTTCACCTTTGCGATAGTTGATTGCTACAGGCCTTGTCCCGCATGTTTTACATAATGATCTAATCATACCCGCCCTTTTTTGTGCCCTTTTCATAGGTATTTAACCAAGTAAAATTTGGTGCAACCGCTAAATACTGATGAACAAACCATTACATGGGAGATGCATAGAATGGCAACATTAAATTCACCAGGCGTATCA